GGTCTGGCTCTCTGGCGTAGGGGTCGTAGTCGGCTTCGGTGATTGATCCTTCAGCGTCCCGTCCAAAGTCCTCGCTTCCGGAGTGTTCCCCGCCGGGGCTTCGGTTGTTATCGTCACGTCGGTCATTTGCTAGGTTCCTTGTCATTGCTTCTTGGGCCATAAGTTGGTAGTCTTGCGGGCAGGCGGTCATGATATCGGCAAGGAGTTGGAGACCGAAATTGTGCTCGCCGAGGTTGAATGCGGTTTGGTCTGGTGCACCTCCGATAAATGGAGTTTGAAAGATATGGCAACGCTCGAGCAGCTCCCACATCCATTCTCGGCCAAATCGGTCCGCCATAATGTGGCGGGTGTAATTATGTCTTTGGACCTCGCGCTGTTTGGCTTGCTTGATGCGGCGTTTGATGGCTTTGCGATCGGTTGCATCGAAGGTCACTCCTGAAGTCTCCGTTTGAAGATCCAGGTAGAGCCGTGTGTTGGTATCAATTCCCAACCTTGAGAACCCAGCTCATTGATCTTGGCCATTGCTTCATCCCATGTAGTTTCTAGAGATGGTGGGCCCCAGTGAGTATATTCCCAACGTTCTCTGATCATTTTGCACCCTTGTCGGTTTCGGATGTGGCCCAGGATTTGGTGACGAGGGTGCAGCCTTCGGCTTTGAGGGCTTCGGCGAGCCATTCTTCTAGTTGGGAGATGGGCATGAACGGTGGCGCGTGGATGTCGACATTGCGGCCGTTGATGGCGATGGTGGCTTTGTGCTGGACGCGTGGAGGTTGGGTCATGCTGTGCTCCATTTCAAATGGTTACGGCCATAGACAACCCACAACGCAGCGTTCATTGGTAATAGTCCCCAAGCACCTACAGTGCAAATCCAAATCAGCCATAATAGCTGATTGCCCAGGCCAATTAGCCAAGCTTGTGGATGCTTATTGCCTGCCATTAGCGTCATCCAAACTGTGATAGTTGACATTAACCAAGGCAAGTATGTTGCAATGTAGGTCATTGGGTTAACATCTTCTGCATGAGATTTTGACCACCGCCGACATCGATTTGTGAAGCATTGGCACCGGCTTTGGAAAGGGTCTCGGCGGTTTGGAGTTGTTGTTGTTGAGCAGCTTGTTGGGCGCGCTGTTGGCGGATGAAGGCGACGGCTGAGGGAGAACGAATCATTCGGGGATCGTTGTTGAGAAGGTTGGCGTATATGTCGAGGGCCATGTCGAAATCGATGTTGTCGATGAGGGATGGATCGAGGCCACCGAGTTGACCAGCGATTTGGAGAACGCGCTCGATGGAACCGGCTTGGGCCGCGCGCTGGGATAGGGCTAGCATGGAGACGTATTCGATGTTGACGAAGGCGCCAGCGGCCTCGGGTGGGGGTGGTGGGAGGATGTTGGCACGGAGCATGATGCCCCAGACACGGTCGACGACTGGCGCGAGGACTTCGGTTTGGAGACGCTCGATGACTGGGGTGAGCATCATTAGGGATTCGGACTTGCGCATGTCCCATTCGACGGCGGTTATGTTGGAGCGGGTTTCGAATTGGGACGCGACTTGGAATAGAGAGTTGAAGAAGATGTCTTTGATCCGTTGGCGGACTTCGGTCATGTCTTCAGAGATCGCGGCGATGTCTGGGCGCCAATTGCCGTAGATGGGTTTCATGCCGTCTTTGCCGGAAGACATCATGCCTTGGAGGAAGGTGATGCCGCCTGGGAGGAGGGAAGCGGGTTGGTTTTTGAGCTGAGCGTCGGCGACGAGTGGAGGGTTGATGCCTTTGTCGATGCCTTGTGCCTTGCGGCGGGTTTCTTGTTGGAGTTGTTTTATATCGGGCAAGGCATCCATACCGGGTGACCGTCCATAAGGATCGTTTGCCACAAGGTCCCATCGACCGATAATAGCAGCTCGTTCGCTAAACCCCCGCTTCCGCAGAAAACCACGAGCACTTGTTCCCCCTTGGGGATTGGTAGCTCCACCCCACTCCCAGTAAGTCTCACGATAGGCGAAATGGCTGGGTATGCCATAGCGCTTTGAGTCGGTGTTGGGTTCGATTGCATGAGCGATAATGACCTCTCGGGTTAGGTTGGCACCGTCTTGGAGATCGTAGAATTGGCGGATTTGCGGTGAGGTGTTTTCATAACCGAATTCGTCGACGGTTTGGCCAACGGTGTAGGTGAATTCGCGGTAGAAGATGACTGGTCGGTATTTGCCATCGATGTCGACGTAGTATTCTCCGAAGGCAGGGTTGATGCAGTTGACTACGTTGTCGAAGTCTTCGTAGACGAGCGTGACCGCGGTGCCGAAGACAACGAGGTCGAAGTAGAATATCGCCATCGCGGTGTAGAAGTTGGATTCGGCGAGGACGAGGTACATGAGGCGTTCGCATTCAGCTAACCACAAGCTTGTAGGGGAAGTTTGCGTAGAATCTAACCGCCCGATTTTCAATTTGAACCACGGACGAGTTGGGGATGATATGCCAGACATCATCCCCGCGGATAGATTTCTTGCCGCTATTGTACCCGTAGAATCCAGAATGTGTTGATTGATTGGGCTGCCGCGGTTCTGTTGGTTTTGGGTTATGAGCCATTTGTACCGTCTTGGCAATATAAAGTCCGCCAACTCCCTTGCGTGGGTCCACCATGAGTATCTGTTATTACGCAAACCTAGTAAACGACCTTGTTGGAACTTCCGCAAAAGCATATCCTGCTCGGTCACGTATTCCGAGTAGAGTCCGCTGAAGGGATTGGTGGTTAGAGCGTTCAAGAGATCACCAGATCAAGAGCCAGACGATAACTAACCCAACGATGAGGCCTGCGAAGGCGCTTGCGGTGACTTTGAGATTATCGAGATCTATCATTTAATAATCCTTCGTTTGAGCCAACACCAACCGCTCAGCTTGTAGACTTCCCAGCCGTCTTTGCCTAGAGCGTTGATCTTTTCGAGATATTCCTCAGGCTTCATTGCCAACGGAACTTCGAAGGCCATGTATTCCCAACAGGTCATTTCAATACCTGGATTGGTTTGCGAGAAGGCTTCTTGCCAGTTTGGAGGGCCTTGCCTGCCGGGACTGACGCGGAGAGTTGGCTGGATTTTTGCATATCCGAGGCGGCGATGAGGAAGTTGACTGGGTTGAGCCCGGCGCCTGATTGGGCCTTGGCCATTTCATCGGGTGGTAGCATTGGAGCTTGGGGCATGTTATTGTCCTACCAGTTTCTTCCCGCCGGATTCAACACCTGGGCTGGGCAGGGCTGTGGCGTTGAGGAACGATGGAGTCGCGGATTTCTTCCCCGGCTTCGCACCCTGCGGATTCTGTGCAATAACCGGTGGGGGAGGCGGTGCATTGGGAAGTTGTGGTACAGCTTGCTGTGGTTGGGATGGGATCATCTTGAGCGCCTAGATGGAGAGATACGTTGCCTGACTAATGCCTAACCGCATTGCGGACTGAGGTAGCGCGGTTGTGAGGACCGAGTGGGCCTGCGGGTTCGCCTGGTGAGAGGATGGTTGCGTGGCCCATGGCGTAGGTTACGTTCGGGAGATCGTCGAAGACGGTTCCAGCACCGACTATGGACCATTGGCCATCGAGAGGCATGTAGACATCGGCGGTGAGTTTGTACCGGACATTGGTCATCACACAGGCTCCGCGGAGTAGGTTTTGCACTTGAGGCATTTGTAGCGATGGAAGAGTTTGCAGGCAGCGTCTAGGGCTGGCCAAGTGCCCATGTAGAGCATTTCTTTGTGGCATTTGAGACAGGTCATGCAGCTTCTCCTTTGTATGGATCCCAAGAAGGGCTTGGAGATTGGATTCGGGAATATTCAATCTGCCCTTCCATGAAGGCTGAGTCGAATGGATTGTATTCGCTCACGTGCAACGGTGCGTGTGGTCGGTCACCACCGGCGAGTTGGTGTGGAACCAACGGTCCGCCAAAGGTTAGGCAAAGGCCGTCGAGAGAATCCAGATCGATATCTGGGTGGTCGTTGAGGATGTCTTCTTTTGGTGTGAGGATGATCTCGCCAGTGGATTCTTTGATGGTGTATTTGATTGCCAACATCGCGGTTCGGAGATTGGGATCGAATGGAAGCATGCCGGTTCGGAGCCAAGCGCGGCAGGCACCGTACATGGCTGCTCGCATGTTGGCGTATTTCTCGCCGGAGGTGTTGGCAATCAGGCCGGTGATGGAGTCCTTTGCGCCGAATTGGATTTCGGTGACGTAGAGGGCCTTGGCACGACAGTTGTCGACTACGCCACCGCCGACACCGCCGCCGTCGATGAATATTCCGTCTGGTCGCCAGGTTGTCCAAGCGTTGTGGATTTGATTGGCAAGGGAAACGGTATCCATTCCAGAGAAAATCTTGCGTTCGAGAGTTCTAGCATCTCTCCCTTTTCTAGGAAAGATAACAGAGTTGTTGCGTCCATAGCGGGCAACGTCAACGCCAATGGCGAGTGGAGTGAGGGCATCTACGTAAACCTCTCGTTCTGAGGACATCGCTGCGTCGATGTCAAATGCGGAGAAGAACTCCATGAGACCGAGGCGTGGGAATTGGCCAAGGATGCGGACGCGGGTGTAGTCGGAGTCGAGGCCGTAGACGGAGATGAGGTGTTCAATGCGTTTTTTATTGGTTATTGGGACTTCGCGGGAGTCGATCTGGGTTGTGTGCCAGAAGGAGGAGTGTTTGCCGCCATCGAAGCATTCGCGGAATCGACCGAAGTTGCGGGTTGGGTTGCCGAAGACCAGCCAGATGAGCTGAGTGGCGAGGTCTGAGAACGCGCCTTCGGCTGTTTCCCAGATGATATCTTCGATTTCTGAAGCTTCATCGAAGACAAGCAGCATCCGCTTGCCTTTGTTGTGGAGCCCAGCGAAGGCTTGGGGATTGGTTTTGGACCACGGGATCATATCGATCCGCCAGGTGCGTTCGCGGGTTTTGTCTTTGGACAGGAGTGCGGTTGCGGTGAGGGTGAAGTATTCCCGAGCGAACCAGCAGAGGTTGAACCATTTGCCGAGTTCTGCCCAGGTTTTGGTTTTGAGTTGTGGTTCAGTGTTGGCTGTGACGACGCCACGAGTGTCTGGGAAGGTCATGAACGCCCAGAGGATGAGCTGGGCGACGGTGGTGGATTTGGCGATGCCATGGCCTGAGGCGACTCCTTCGAGGATGGCTTCGTCGATGGTGGTCAGGCCTGATTTGATTCGGCCCATCAAGGCTTTGGCCCAAGGCATCGGACCATCATACCCCTCCAACTGCGTCCCAACCTGTCCCCAAGGAAACGCGCCCATTACAAACGCCAAAGGATCATCTCGCACCTCGATTAGCCATTGGGCAAGACGATCGTCCATTAGGCCTGACCTTCTGCTCGGGCATGCCTCAGGCATACCGCAATACTAAAAGGAGGGAACCCTGCAGCAAGGGTAATGTGGCCCGACCTCACCATCCTGCGCATTGGCTTCCCTCCCTTTAGATACGCCGGCGAAGACCCGCTTTCGCCGCGTATGGTTGGATTGGAGGGGACTCGGGGACAAGACCTTTCCCCTCCAACCCTGACGCGGAGGGATGCCCCACTGCGTCAATCACGGTAGCTTTGCCCATGCGAGACATTTGGGCTTCGAGGATCTTGGCGAAGTCAAAGACCTCATTGGTCTGGCGAGATTGCTTGCCGTAGCCAAGGCGATCCGCGCCGTCTGAGCTAATCGCCAGAAGGGCGTTGATGGGAAGGAGTTCTTCCTTGTCATCGGCTTGATCGAGATGCTCACCGAGTTGACGTTCGGCTTTGAGCATATTCTCAAGCTTGAGACTGCGGTATTCGTCGATCTCCTGATCATGCTGGGCATCAGCTTCTGGCTGGTATTGTGCGATAAGCTCCATGAACGCCGGGTCGGTGTTATATGTCGCCAGTCGATTATAACTCAATCCAGTGATTTCACTAATCTGCTTCCGGCTCAGCCCACCCGCGAATAACTTCGCCAATCGATGATGCGTGTTTCGAAATTGCTTCACTCTTCCCTGCGGAGCCCTGGGCAACTGCAAACATGCTAAATCATCCCGAGTGAGTGGCCTCACTGAGATGATTTTTGGCACCCTAGCCAGCCTTCCCCTATGCAGGGTCGGTTTCACAACACAAACTCCAGTTGGATTTCTACTTACCCATAAGTATGACAGAAAAACCAACCTTTGTCAATCCAATTTTCCTTTCGCCAATTCAAGTTGCCCCTGTCCACCACTAGTCTCGTCTATGAAAATAATTTATATGGTGGAGGGCCAAAAAATATATAGTTTGCTCCGAACAACACTGCGGGCCCGGCGAGCGACGAATTTTGGCCCCCCACCCGACTTGGGCAGAGGGCCTGAGAGGTAGCGGGATCAGGCCTTGGCAGGTGCCTTGTCCTTGAGCAGGTGATCGTTGTCACGCA